CATAAAGAATTTTGTCGTCAATCAAAAATAAAGGTTACTCTTGGTTCCAGTTCCAAGAGACAATTTAATCTTATTGATCCCAAAATTATTATAGTTGGAAACGATACAGATATACGATCACGATATGATATTCATTATCGTGTTCATTATCCTGATTCTATTGATTCTCATTATCCTATTGAGCTTCATAATGAGCCAGCAAAACCATATTTGTGTGCTATTCATGAAATGGGTATGCGTGATTTTATCTGGAAACCATTTAGGATGACCAATAAAACATTTAATCCTGATTCAAAAAGAGTGGGTGTTCACTTCTTTGGTCATACTGGAATGCTTGATAAATTTGTACCACAGGAAATTGTTTATAAAGTATGGAAAGAAATTGAAGACGCTGGTTTTGAACCGTTTGAAATGCACATGCGTCCCGGTTTTTCCAAAGAGTACAAATGTTCTGATCGTGGAACAGATGATTTTTGTCTTGCAACGAAAGAAAATTCTCTACGTTTTGAAGAACCAGATTTAAAACGTATGATTGAAGAAATAGGAAAATGTAAATTTTTTATTGGAATAGATAGCGGTCCTATCTATTTAGCTGGAGCATTACTTGGCCATGATCGTTTGATTGGTTTGATTAATGGTAAACGTCACGATCACTTTATGCCATGTCATATTTCTACAACTAAAGTCAATTCGTACAAGGATGGTAGTATTTTTAGAATTCTTACTCAGAAAGGGGAATGGTTATGACAAGGGCAGTTGAAGTAACAAAAGCTTATACTGCACCACCGGCACCACCGTCAATGACAGGATGGAAAACAAAGGCTGGGGCAATAATGGTTGCGATTGGAGGGACTATTTCTGGTTCTGCTAAATTAGCACCTTATCCAGATATGGAACCATGGCTTGAATTTATTGGGTTTATTATTGCTGGTGTTGGTGGCGCATTTACGGTTTGGGGAATCGGTCATAAACTGGAAAAGAATAATGCTGTGATTAATGTCAATGCCAGAGTTGTTCCAACCAATTCCCCAACACCACCTAACCAAGCTGGAGTGATACGGTAGATCTTAGATTATCCATATCAAATAATTTACCGGGACACGATTTATAAGGGGCATATTCTGTATGCCCCTTTATTTTATCTGCTGGAATGGAGAATGTATAACACAGGGAAGTGCATAGATCTGTTAATTTAGAAAACATGCTTAATGATATGGGGTAATTGTCATAGTTTCCAACACAACAGATACCAATTGAATCATGATTCCTACCACCTTGTTTACAGTGCGCCCCTTTGGTATGTAGGGGTCTTCCTGCCAGTATCTCCACTTTATTATTCACAAGTTCTAATCCATAGTGATATCCAACATCAACCCATCCCAAATCGATTGTATGGTAGCGTCTGATTGCTTGCCAGTTGACCGTAGTACCATCTTTGGTAAGGGAATGATGAATGATAATATAATTGATTTTTTCAATGAACTGGTAGATATTAAATTTAGGATATGACATTTAGGATCTCCTTTTTAAAAATGTTATTGATTTGACTCCAATTCATCATGTTTGGATCTAAACCTTTTGGTATGATAACAAAGAATACGTTAAAAGGAAAAGAGTTTCTAATACGCCAGTAATCAAACCATGAATCATTGTCAAACATAACAATTATTGAAGAAGGTTTTGCGTTTATTATCATTTGAATCTGTTTATTGGATATAGATTTTAATAATCCAGAGGTAATTGATATATTATTTGGATGGTAGCACCTTAAATAAGTATCAATTCTTGTATAATCTAAAAATCCTTCTACCAGAATCAAAGGGTTGCCGGGGATGATCCAATCATATCCATAAATATAATGTTGAAGATTCTTTGGGTTGTAATATCTTTTTTCTTTAAAGTTTCTTCTTTGATAAGAAACCAATCGATTTTTATACCATACAGGCCATATAATATAATTTTGATATTTTTTTTCAGTACCTATCCGTAAGCCATATCGTTTTACGTGCCATAAATTTAATTTTTTTTCTTTAAAAAATGTATTCAGGTGAGGATTTATTCTTAGATCTCGCATTGTAATCAATCTACTATTTGGTAATACATCTGTTTTTGTCTGATACGCATGTTCTTCATGTATTACCTGTCCATATATTATTTCCTTAACTCTTTGTTCAACATCTTTATTTTCATCTTGTTCTTCTATTAAATATTTGAATGCTTCCTCAAATGACATTTTACCATAAAGACAGATAATTCCGATAAGACTTATGTGATACTTGCAGATGAAGCATGAACCATACTTTTTTTTAATGTTTATACCATAATGATTTCTTGAATCACCACAATTAGGACAAGGGTTTACGCCGATAAAATCTGTTCCAACGTTCTTACCATCCATAGTGTAATCAACATCATTATCACTAAGGAATGTAAGGATATCAAATTTATCAGCCGCGAGAACATATCTTGGATCATCACGATAGTTTTCATTTATAAAATTACTTTTCTTATTTCCCATTCTTTCTCTCTGTATATTTGCATTCTTTGCATGGAGTATCCGTAGAAGTATTTATTGAATTTTTTATCTCTTACTTTATCGACACAATCAATGAGTAAGAGATGTTCATGTTTGGTACGTCTTCTTCCACGCCCTATTTTTTGGAGAGTGTCAATTTCAGATTTGCGTACAGATCCCAGCACAATACAATCAACGTTAGGAATGTCTGTTCCGACACTGAATACTCTTGTTGCTATACATAAATTAATTTTTCTATTATTTAAATTTTCTTTTATGTAATTGATTTCTTTATTATCCATTTTTCCATGCACAACATATGGATTAAGATTTAATTGATATGCTAATTTTTCAACAATTAATGCCTGTTTAGTTTCATCTACTAAATATAGAACGGTCATTCCTTTTGAAATAGCCAGAGATTTTGCTGCTTTTAATAGTTTATTATTTCTTATTTTACTGTACAATATATCTTCACGCATTACAGATTGATAATTAGTTCCTTGAGGATTGTGACAATAATAGCTTACCATGTTGACTTTAACAGGAAGAACTCGTTTATATGCTTCTTTATCAGTGACTTCACTTAGTATATTGCCAAAGCAACCCATCATTTTAAACGTTTTTTTCAAATTATGTTTGAATTTTTGTGGTGTGGCTGTAACACCATACCGATAGTAAATATTTTTTCCATTTTTATTAAGAAATTTTTTTATTGTTTCATTAACTAAATGTACTTCGTCACATAGGATAAGTTGAATATTATTTCTGGAGACTGTGAATTTATCAAGGGATTGAAATAAACAGATAGTGATATCCCGTTGATCATAAATACCGTCACCAATCATACCGACACGATCACCAAACCAATTCTTAAAAGAATCATACATTTGTTTACCAATTGATTTGGTTGGTACAATAAGAAGGGTATTGGGACAGTATAATTTATCAATAATGCCACCTAATATAATTGATTTACCCATTCCAGTAGGTCCGACAATGATACCCATTTTATTCGGACCTACCTTGCGGAATACCTTTGCTTGATATGATTCAAATTCAATTCCCGGTAGAGATGGTATTAATTTACGGGGTAGTTCATAAGAATCTGGTGATCGAATGATCTCCACTGTTTGTCTTCTTAATAAAAGACCTTTTCGTTTTACATATCCTACAAGACCACTTGGAAAATAGTATAATCCATAACGTGATACTCCATAATCAAATGTTACATCTTTTACTATTTCTTTTCCAATTGATTTATCAAAGTATTTTCTTTTTTCTTTATAGGATAATATATTTTTTACAAACGTCCCTGTAACCTTGTTTTCACAACGGAAACTTCCAGCATGAATTTCTTTAATTTTTAAAGATTTATCCATTAATAATCAACCCCAGCTTCAGCAGATTTATCGTCTTCATCTTGTTTTTCTTTCAGTTCATAGGTATCAAGAGCAACCTGACCTATCTCCAGATCACGCACTAAACCAATTTGCATGTGCTGTTTACCATGGCGATAGTTGGCAATATATAATCTGTATTTATTTTGTTCTTCTTCAAATTTAGTTTGACAGAATGCAAGTACAAGATCACTGTTAAAAATAGTATCAATGTCATCAGCAACAAGGTGAGAGTGAAATATTTCAGCGGTCATGGCTTTACGATTTCCCTGCATAGCAGAAATAGCAATCATATTTTTACGACCACTTAGATCTTTTAAACCAATACAATTTTCACTGATCCTTTCTTTTTTGCTTTGTCCAGCAGCAGTTTCTTTCATGATACCAAGATAGTCAACGATAACTACATCAGTATAGAATCCTGATTCCTCTAATTCATCAATGATACGTTCAACATCAAAACAATTTAAACGACCACGATTAAAAGCAACGACACGTAAATCGCCACCACCGATTTTACGCATTCGATTTCTGTTTTCAACAACCTTATTGATATTGTAAATGCTGTCTATATTTTCAGTACTTTTGATCCAATCTTCACCAACTTTTCTCATGACCTCTACGTTATCCCCATTCATACGGGAAGTCATAAAGCCAATGGTCATGTCAAAACGTTCATCAATTTGTTCCTTACCCATTTCTAATGAAATGAATAGTACACGTTTGCCTTGAAATACAGCGGTAACAGCCATTTCAATTAAGAACCAAGTTTTACCACCCTTGGTTGCTCCTAATACTGTTACTAACCAAGAGTTTCGATATCCCCCTATGGTTGCATCTAAAACATCGATGCCGGTTGACATGTCAAAACGATTTTCTTTTATACGATCATGAATGAATGAGCGATCTTCTAAAAAGTTATAGTATGGTTCCTCAATAACAGGATCTTTGATTGCCTTTAGAATAAGCAGTTTGGCATCATTGTACTTACCCCTTTTAATTAATGAAGCGAATTCGACACTTGCTTCCTCTAACCTGAAGTGCCGAATCGCATCATCAATCGTTTTTAATATGTATTCAGGGTTTGATCCTGATATGTCTTTGAGAACTCCAATGAGATTAATGCAACGATCATATAGATCAGAAGGAATAGACTTTTCACGTTCTTTAAAGATATCGAAAAAGTTATCCTGTGGTGCAGCATTAAAATCATCGAAGAACTCAAAGCATATCTCAATAAGGAATTTTTTGTCTCTGGTTTTAAAAATGTCCAGAGGAACAGTGTGTCTAACTTTTTTGATAAAATCGTCATTCTGGATACAATGAAGGATGATCTGATTTAAAAAGTGATTATTGAATTTCAATGCACCAGAAGTATAAGACACAGTTTGATATCCTTTCTAATTCTTTTTATGCACTCCAAAAAGTGTCCAACTATCCTTGTAATTTTGGTAAAAAGATGGTGCATCTTTTTCCATTGATGGGCTAAATTTATTTTCTTTAAAATTTTCACGAATAGCGGAATCAATTGAAAGGAATTTTGAGATATTCTTTTTCCACCAATATTCTGTTTGAACATTAATGTGAGTTTGATCTCCAAGTTCAATGTCATCTTTTGACATTCCTACTTTAACAGCAGGAATAACAATAACACCCACACCGTTTTCACTTAATACACGGTTCATTTCTTCAAGGATGAATGGGATACCATCTGTATCCACATGTTCTAAAGTATGAGAGCAATGGATCATTGTAACAGAGTTATCTTCCAAAGGAAGTTCTTCTGTTACAATATTCAATACTTGCATTTCATCATCAGAGAATCCATGTCTTCTTTTACCAAGATCAATCATGTATTCAGAAATATCAAAGCCTTTAACATTTCCAAATACTTTGGTTTCTTTCATTCCAAGAAGATTGACACCACAAGCAGTTCCAAGATCAACAAAAAGAGCAGTACGATCATTTGCTGCTTGTTCAACTACATCCGTAATAGAAACAAGTAGCTTTGCATAATTTCTTTGCCAATCTCCATAGTAGGCATAATTGATTCCTTGAGCAAGACGATCTTTAAAGTATTTCTCTCCGAAATTTGCGACTTCTGCTGCACTGGTTTTTGCTCTTAAAGGTTTACGTTCAGTTTTCTTTTTAGCCATTTTCAATCTCCTTATAAAAACGATTTTGGAATGCACGTTCAAATTCATGCATCCTTTCAATAAACGATTTGAAACCCATCTGTTGACAGATTTCAAACCACCTTAGTATATTTAAATTCGTTATTTTATAACGAATATTGTATTCTTTTAAATCAGGGTGAGGTAGTACAGTTAATCGTTTACAAAGTTCATATTGGTCTATATTATCTGAAATTTTTTTGGATATTTTAGAGCTTGCTTCATTTTTTAAATAGGCTAATGCTCCTTTGGGTCCAATACCTTTTATTCCCGGCACAGTATCAGAAGAACATCCAGCTAATGCTTTATACAATCCCCATTGTTCAGGGACAATACCATATTTACGTA